CTTTTGTGCTAGGACAGTGAGGAAGATATACTATAAGCAATTCATGGAATGGTATGAAGCGAACACTTGACCGATATATCTCAAGGCACTATGATGAGGTGAGGACGTACACTGAGTATTTCCTCGCTAAATTCAAAGCCAACATGATTGCCGATGTGGTTATCAACAATAGTTATCTTTATGTGGCAGAGATAAGTGATGATACAAAGGATGAGAATAAGGTCAAGAGCTATTTATTGAATACGATTAAAAAGCAAATATTGTGGTCAACTTCAATCAGTCAACTCGAGGAGAGAGTGGGTGCCAATGAGCTCGACATTCCAAATGACTGCGATGATGAGGAGGATTTGGAACATAAGATACGAGAGGAAAAGAAATACCATGACCACAAGTCATGCATTGAGATATACAAGAGAGAGGTCAAGGATAGAATCAAGTTGATAATCTTTGAGGCATACTATGAGAAGGGATACACAACCGCCAGGTCAATGGCCAAATACTTTGACATTCCTGTCACCTCAGCTCATTACTATATTAGGGATATTAAACACGATCTAAATAAGATAAAAGATGAGAATAAAAGCAGAATACAAGGGTAAAACTATTGTCAAGCATACAACGGTTAGAAACATAATCGTAGTTGTTGATAATATAGATGTATCAAAGTACAAATATTATGTGTCAATTGGCATGGGATATTTATTTGAGAAGGAATCAGAAACAACAACTGCACCGGAGCCAATCAAATATGAGGGCATCGAGCAGGAAGTGAGTGCAAAACCGATTCCAAAGAGAAAAAGAAGAACTAAACCAACACCAGGGAAAGGAGAAGAATAATGCCAAAACAAAAGATGCTAACTGAGGAAGAATTCGAAGCTCTATTCATTGAATGGAAGCAATTCATTGAGAATAATCCAATCAAGAAACAAGTGTTTGTTGGTAAGGATGGAAGGCATGATTACGAGCTGATTCCAAGACCATATACCTTGGAAGGATTCCTTAACTTTGCTGAAGAGAAGGTTTGTTTAGTTCATCAATACTTTGAGAATCGTGAAGGGAGGTATTCAACATACGTGGATATCTGTACACGCATTAAGCGAGTAATCCGTCAAAATCAAATTGAGAACGGGTTGGCAGGGCTTTACAATCCATCCATCACTCAACGCTTAAATGGACTTACTGAGAAGTCGGACATCACGACCAATGGAAAGGACATTAACGAAATCAAGGTGAACATCATCAAGCCGGATGACAAATGATATAATCGATATGATGTGCCAGGTGGTTGAGATGTACATCCATTCCATCAAGGGGGTGAAGGTTAGAATCAATCGAATGGCAGTTATGAGTGACCAAAGACAATTCAGTATGTTGGCTCACTGTTATGAGATAGCAAATGGAAATAGATAGCACCGTTATCTTTGAGAAGAACTACTCAGCTCTCCAGGATAAGGATGTACGTTTTATAATTAATGAGGGAGGAAGTAGGTCATCAAAGACATATTCCCTTTGTCAAATGATAATTGTTTACTCTCTCCAAAATAGGGGGAAGGTTACCTCTATTATAAGAAAAACGTTCCCGGCACTCAGAGCAACAGTCATGCGAGATTTCCTTGAGATCATGAAGATGATGGACTTGTATGACGTCAATGCTCACAATAAGAGTGAACACATCTACACATTCCCGAATGGAAGCATCGTTGAATTTTTCTCAGTGGATGATGAGCAAAAGATACGAGGAAGGAAACGCGACCTCGCATGGTGTAATGAGGCCAATGAATTATTCTATGATGACTTCACTCAGCTCAACATGAGAACTGAATGGAAGCTCATATTCGATTACAATCCAAGTGAATCAGCATCCTGGTTGTATGAGCTACCTAAGGAGGAGAGCATCCTCATCAAATCAACGTACCGTGACAATCCATTCCTGCCCGATTCCATCCGTAGACAAATCGAGGACCTCAAGCGGACTGATGAGTCACTGTATCAAATTTATGCACTGGGAGAGAAGGCAATCTCCAAATCCAACATCTATTCGAATTGGACCTTCGTGAAGCATCGACCTGCAAGATTCGTAAACTACGTCTATGGACTTGACTTCGGTTACAATCACCCCACTGCTCTCATGCGAGTGTATTGGTGTGAGGATGACATCTACATCGAGCCGGTGATATACGAGAGCTACCTCACTACCACCAACCTCATCGAGCGATGTGAATCATTGGGAGTTGAAAAGAACATCACCATTGTAGCGGATTACGCTCGACCGGAGATAATCGCGGAGATGAACAATGCAGGATACGATGTGCAGAATGCGAACAAGGTGGTGAAGAAGGGAATCGATAACATCAAGACCTTCGGCGTGTTCTGCGAGGATGAGTCCAGGATTAAGAAGGAGTACGAGAATTACAAGTGGAAAAAGATTGGCGACCAAATCACTGATGAGCCGGTAAAGCTATGGGATGATGCTATGGATGCGGTGCGATATGCCGGTACCTACATCCGAAAGGAATACTATACCGATGACTCATACTTCGCCTTCTAAACAAAAGAGGTATTTTTGTTAATATATATATGGCATTTAGAACAAAGAAAATATCGCAGATGGATCCGAAAGGAGCCAACCTTGCATCGACCGATTTATTGGAGATATCTCAATTGGTGAGTGGGAGCTATGTAACCAAGTCAATCACTGGAGCTGAAATCATTTCCGGTGCGACAACGGGATTCGTCCCAACATCACGCACCCTAACAATAAACGGAACTACACAAGACCTATCCGCAGATAGAACATTCACGATATCTACGGGAATCACAATCGGTACGACTGCAATCACTTCGGGTACTGTTGGACGTGTATTGTTTGAAGGTACGGGGAATGTAGTGAGTGAATCGGCAAACTTGTTTTGGGATAATACGAACGGAAGGTTGGGGATAGGGACGAGTTCACCCGAATCAAAAAATCATGTTTTAAGTACCGATTCTAATACAATTCAATTATTAGAAAAAACAAACGGACCTACAACTTCATTATCTATTTTAACATCTTTAAGAACTACCTTCGCGACTGCACCATCCAACAACGCGGGACCCGCATTAACTTTCGATTTGAAAGTGGGGGCTTCTAATGCCGTTTTAGGATATATCAACACCGTAAGATGGAATAACAATGCAGGTGGTTTAATGCAATTAGCTACAAATGCTAATGGAGTAATTGAGCCAAAATTAAATATCTTTCCTAATGGTAATATCTTAATTCAAGGTGGAGGAGTAACCACAGACGCAGGATTCAAACTTGACGTTAATGGTACTGCGAGGGTGAGGGGAACGGGAACGACATCTGCAACAACTGCATTAACAATTCAGAATAGTGCGGGTGCAATTAGTTTAAGAGTAACTGATGATGGTAGCGTAACTAATTACGGAAAAAATGCAATAACAACAAATACTGCTTTTGGTATTGGTGCTTTAATTAAAGTTACATTTGGTAGTTTAAATAGTGCATTTGGTCAAGATGCATTAAATGGCAATACGGGAGGTCAAGCAAACAATGCTTTTGGTAGGGAATCTTTGTTATCAAATACAAGCGGTAATTTTAATGCGGGATTTGGTAATCAAGCTTTACTAGGAAATACAACGGGAAGTTCAAATAGTGCTTTTGGTCTTTTTGCTTTATCAAGTAATTCAACGGGAGCAAGTAATTCAGCTTTAGGTTACAACACACAAACGGGAAATTTTAGCGGAAGTGTTATATTAGGTCGTGATGCTGTTGCCAATGGAGCAAATCAATTTGTTGTAGGTAGCACGGGAACAAATGCAGGATTAGTTGACACCGCAGTAGTAGTACCCGACAAAAGATGGAAAGTAAAAATAAATGGAGTTGATTATTACATAGCTTTACAAACAATATAAAATGGAAACAACAAAACAAGAATTAGGCATTGAGCCAATTCCAACAACAAACGGAGTAGCGATTCAACCAATCGTATACCCACTAAACGAAGGTACTGCGACACGATTGAGCGTACTTGTATTGAACTTCGAAACGACTGCGGTAACTTGCACAACGTATTGGCAATTACTAACCGAGGAAGGAAAGCAATTAAGTCAAGGGAACTATACCTTGACTGAGGAGCAATTCTTAACTTGGGGAACTGATAATTCAGTCGTAAATGAGTATGTCGCTGAAGCAATCGGAGTAGTAATCATCTAAAACACGGACAAATGTTAACATTAAACGAAGAACAAGTAAAGCAATTAGAAGCAATCTTAAGTGAGTTACCGATGAAGTTCGGCGTACCAATTTTGAATATCTTAAACGAAGCGAGTAAACCAAGCGAAGAATGAGTCAAACAACCATTGCATCACCTCAGGCATTCAGTCCTGCATACAATCCTTTGAAGTTCATCATTGATTCAACCAATAAGAACAACACTGGATTCAAGTACATATTCCAAGTATTTGAGGCAGGGACTGCGAACAAGATTGGCGAGTACAAAATGCTCCCAAGGTTTGGTGATGGCTATGGTGAGCAGGACTTGTCGAAGCTCCTTCAGACGCAAGTATCTTGGGACCTCAACACATTGAGCACATCCTGGTACAACGCACCCAATTCGAGATACCTTTACGATGTCAAAGTGGGTGAGGAGCAATTGGCTGAATACTCATGGACTTCCAACCTAGTAAACAACGGAGGAAATGTGAGGATAACATCAACCAATACCTTTGTGGTAGGTGACCAGGTTGTCATCACTCAAGCGGATGGTGGAGTGGCGAATCCTCAGCTCGAAGGACTTCATACAATCGTCAGTGCAACGGGAGCTAACTTCACGGTTAATGTGGCATGGACCACGATCACTGACATTACCATCAATGGAACGGTGAACTATGCCGACAACCGCAAACTAATAACGTTAAACGTTACTACCTTTGAAGATTACATTGTATTCAATGGAGCATTCAGATGGTTGGATTGGTCAGTGTATGACAACAGTGATTACAAACTATCCTTCGCAGATAGCTATTGGTTAACGAATCAACCTCAAGAGTTCAGTTGCACATTAGGCCAAGATTTATATTTGAATCTTTGGAGTCCAAAAGGACATGACCGCATTATCTTCGTCAATAGCCTTGGAGCTTCGTTCTACAAAACAATCAATAATGCAGATGAGATATCTCAAGTTCCTGTTGGTCCGAATAACTTCGGTATCTTGGTTGGTACCGGTGACCTTATCAGCAACACGGTAACTCATTACGATGTTTGGTATCGCACCGCCTTGGGAATCGATTCCAAGAAGTACCGAATCAACCTGGACCGCAGAACAATCATATCAGAGTATCATGTTTTATTCCTTGATCGTTTAGGCTCATACTCATCATTCGCCTTCCAGCTCAAGTCATATGAGAGAGGTGAAGTGACTCGTGAGATATTCAACCGAGATGTCCAAGGATATGTGAGTGGAGCTGAATGGAACTACCGCACCGAGGACATGGGATTCATGCAGAATAACATCAACGTATCGAAGTCATTTGACCTAAATACTAATTGGATGGAAGAGTCCGCAGGGCAATACTTTGAAGAGCTGATAACATCACCGCAAACATTCGTAAAGATTGTGCAGTACATCGCAACTGAGGACGGTATTCCCGTACTTGGTGAGGATGGATGTCCATTGCGAATCGCAGAGTCAACCGCATACCAACCATGCATCGTGCAGAACAACGCATATGAGGTATATCAACAACGCAACAAGAATCTAATCAAGCAGAGCATCACCATCAAATTATCAAATCAAGACAACATCAATGGTTAGAATTCAACTTTCAAATGGATACCTCGATGTTAAGGAAGGTACTTCATTTCCTCTCAACTTCTCAGTTGGGGATATCCGTGATTTGACCAAGCGAACAGGAACATTCTCCAAAACAATCACATTGATTGGAAGCAAGAATAACAATAACCTGCTCAACCATTACTATGATGTGAATATCCAAGAGGGTACGTTTAATATCAACACGATCACGAAATGTACGGTACTTCAGAACGATGTACCAATCATGGAGGATGCCTTACTTCAGTTGGTGAATGTTCGCAAGTCGCAGATGACCGATGCCTATGAGCAGATGGTTGAGTATGATGTCCTGGTCAAAGATACTCAGTGCGAGTTCTACACCGCCATCACCAACAAGGAGCTGACTGATTTGGACTTCAGTGATTTGAATCACATCTTCGGCACCGGTACTATATACGACTCGTTCAACAACACCGTGGTGGATGGGTACAAATACCTACTTCCATACAAGAATTCATCAGTGTATTCAGTCAACGAGCTGAAACCTGCTATATATGCGAAAACCTACTTCGACCGAATCTTCTCGAATGCAGGATTCACATACGAATGGACCGGCTTGAGTGCTGCCCATTTCGACAAATTAATCATTCCTTACAATGGGGATGTGAATAACTTTGATTATAACGATTACTTGGTTGAGGCATCCAATACATGGACCACATCCTATGTTCAACCTGCGGGACTCAATTACACCTTCTCAGAGGTTATAACGGGATGGACTGAGATAACCGATGTACAGTCATTATTCAATCCAACAACCGCACAATATACCACACCATTCACATCGAATGCGGGATCAGGACAATATTATCAATACAAATTAGCAGTGGCGGGTGACTTAATGCTTGAGAATAGCTACACTCAAACTGCGGTACTTTCTTCATTGGTTATTGGCTCAGCTGCATACAATCGTTATCGTATCTTCGCCAATGTAAATGTGGCAGGATTCGGAAATGGTACAATATACGGAGCACCGGTGACAGTTGCTTATCCATCAGGCTCACCATTACCGATTGGAACTACCTACATTCAAGCAATAGCTCAGACATTGGAATTTGGTGCGTTTTGGAATACTGCTGTGGGAGCTCCAGTAATCAATGCATCGGACATTCAAATCATGAACATTGGAGTTGAGGTTGAGCCATGTTTGGATGCAGCAGGAACAATCGTTCAGCAGAATGGATTGATAAACTTATGGCAGGGAAGCACTTCGGGATATGCTCAAGTGGATGTTGTTCTTGACCTTACATCAATCAACCTTCAGATTCTTCCATCGGATAACATCCAGGTGAGTGGCGGTATCCAAGAAATGAATGATTTCATTCCTTTGAAGATTAAGCAATCTGATTTCGTGAAGTCCATCTTCCAAATGTATAACCTCTACGTTGAGGTGAACACTGATCAACCTAATAAATTAACCTTCCGTCATCGTGATGAGTTCTATGATTCGGGAGCAGAAAAGGATTGGACGTATAAACTCATGAAGGACAAGGAGCAGAATCTTCTCTTCCTTCCGGATGTAACTAACAAGAAATTAAAACTAACATACAAAGCGGATACCGATTCAGCCAATACGGTATATACTCAGATGACCAATGAGATATATGGTCAGATTGAATACACCTTCGACAATGAATATGTGAAGGATACCGATACGAAGGAGTTAATATTCTCACCAACACCGGTGACAAAAACTCCATTCGATGCATATGTTCCAATGATTAGCGGTCAATCACCAAGCATGAACATCCGTATATGTTATGATGGAGGACAACAGTCATGCGACCAATGGAATTTGATTGAATATGGCACGACAGGTATTTATGGCATTCAGGAATATCCTGCGATTGGTCACTTTGATAATCCATTGAATCCAACCTTTGATATCAACTTTGGGATGTGTGATTATTATTTTTATCAAACAACCAATTTGACTGCGAACAACCTTTACAATTTGTATTGGAGAAGAACAGTCAACCAAATCAATGTGGGTAAAATGCTCACCGCATACTTTGACTTGAATGAGGCAGATATCCAAACGCTCAAGCTCAACGACAAAATCCGTATCGACAATTCATGGTGGAATATCAACAAGGTATCTGACTACAATGCCAATGATTATTCACCAACAAAGGTGGAACTTATCTCAGTGGATTCAGATATCGAACTTGCACCATTCCAAGTGCGACCAGGTACAACAACGGGAGGTAATGTTGTCAACGAAGCGGTGAACAATGTACTGCGTTCAGCAACGACAACCAACAACACTGTATTGGATGGAGCAGATGTCATCATCAGAGGTCAAGGGAATGCAGCTCTTCCGAATGTGAGGGGATTAATCATCGGGGATGGTCAGGTATTAGACCAAGATGGAATCATCACACCTCGCATCAATGGGATATTGGCATCGAATGCACTGATTCAATACACGAAATACGTTGCTCTTTTGAATCAAGTGAGTACATCGGCACCAACTCAAATAATCTTTGAGAATGCAATTGGACAAATCACCTGGACTCGCACTGCTCAAGGTGAGTATCTTGGTACAATATTACCTCCATTGGATACATTGACTACCTTTGTGACTATTGGCAACACCGAGCACGATTTCCTCGCAACCGCATACATCAACACTGATGGCAATGTGGTAGTGAGAACAACCAAAACTTCCAACCATCAACACACTGATGGAAGGCTTAACTATTCACCTTTAGAAATCCGAGTATATGAGTAATGAGGTAGCGATTGACTTAACTTTAAACGGGGTAGGCTCCCTCAAGTCGCAGTTAAAACAATTAAAGGCTGCAATTGCTGAGGCTAGTGATCCCGCACAAATGGATGCACTCGCAAAAAAAGCGGGTGAGGTATCGGATAGGATAAAGGATGCCAATGATGCGGTGAATGTATTCGCATCGGGATCTAAATTTGAGCAGATATCTTCATCATTTGGAGGTATCAAGGATTCCATCATGTCATTGGATTTTGAAGAAGCTGCACAAAAAGCAGGAACTTTCCAAAAGGTAATGGGCTCCATCGGAAAGGCTGAAATCACCACTGCTATCAAGGGTATTGGTAAAACAGTATCCACTCTTGGTGCAACATTCATGAAGCTCGGAGCTCAGATATTAATGAATCCAATCTTCCTCTTGGTTGCGGTTATTACTGCAATCGTGGTTGCGGTAGTTTTATTCATGAAGAAACTTGGAATACTTGACGACGTTCTCAAGGTATTAATGGCTCCTTTGAATTTGCTTATTGCAGGATTTAAGGAGTTAACCGATTGGCTTGGATTGACCTCATTCGCTGCGGAAGAGAATGCAGAGAAGATGTCCGAGGCAAATAAAAAAGTCCAAGAATCTTCCAAGGAAAGAGCAACAGCCCAGGCGAATATGTACGCCAATGAGATTGCACTAGCAAAAGCCAATGGAGAGGATACCTACAAACTTGAGGTTGAGGCATCCAGAGCAAAAGCATCTGAAGCTCAAATAAGATATAACTCAGCGAAGACCGCATTCGATGCTGAGATGGCTCTTGGAAAGAATGCGGATGCTGAAAAAATTAAGGAGCTCAAGAAACAAATTGCGGAGGAAAGGACTATAATTGGGAACGAGAGAACAAGTCGCAAAATATTGGCAATCAATGATGCGAAGGCAGATGCAGCAGCAGGAGCGGCAGCAGCGAAAGCGGCAGCAGATAAGCGAAAGGAATACGCAGCGAATCGATTAGCAGCGGAGAGGTCAATCATTGACCAACGTATTGCATTGATTGAAGATGAAACTACACGAGAATTCAAGGAACTTAAAATAAGATTCCAAAGGCAAGAAGAGGATATTAAGGCAAACGACAAACTAACCGACAAAGAAAAGGCTATCAAAGTTGCCCTTAACCTTAAACAAATGGTTCAGGCTGAAGTTGAGTTTCGTGAAAAACAATCAAAAATATGGAATGAAGCTGACGCTGAACGAAAAAAGAAAGAAAAGGAAATAAATGACAAGAAGAAAGAGGATGCCAATGAAAGATTTGTAAGGCTCCAAGAACTTACTTTGTCGGAGAGTGAATTCAAGATATTCCAACTTGAAGAGGAATACGAGAAGGAGATGAAATTGGCAGGTGACAATGCTGCCTTGAAAAAAGCACTCACCGATAAACTTGAATTGGATATCACTCAAATTGAAAAGGATGCAGCAGCGGATAGAATTGCTTTAAAAGAGGAAGAAGAGAAAAAGAAACGAGATGCACAACTCAAGACCGCTAATGACGCACTTGATATCGCCGAGGATAGTGTGAATTCAATCCAAGCTCTTGGTGATATTGCCTTCGCTAACAAGATGAAGAACGTGGTGAAAGGTGGCAAGGCTGAGGAAGATTTAGCGAAGAAACAATTCAAGTTCAATAAGGCTATGCAGTTGGCAGGTGCAATTGTGGATGCTGGTAAGGCGGTAACTGCGTCACTAGCATATGCTCCATTGGCAATTGGTATTGCACCCAATCCAATTGGTATCGCCAATCTTGCTGCAACCGTAACAACTTCCGCAGCTAATATCGCAAAGATAGCATCAACACAATTCACTTCGACAAATGCACCGGCAGCACCATCCACTCCATCGGGAACATCAGCACCTGAATCATCGGTACCTGCTTTCACACCTGGTAACCTATTCGGTCAGAACAACGATCAGAACAATGTTGGAGGTCAAGACACCAACCAAAACATCACGGTGACTGCGGTGGTATCCGAAACGGAAATAACTGCGACACAAAATAACATATTGAAAATCCAAAAATCAGCACAATTATGATAAGTTACCAAGCATTAACCGATGAAATCATCGCATTTTACAATGCACACCTTCAAGTTAAAAAGGTAGGTACTGATTTCAAAGAACAGTTATTCAACTTCGCAACCAAGGATGAGAAGTATCCTCTCGTGTATGTGGTACCTGTGGACGTCATTGCAGGTGATAACGTGAACTTATTCAACCTTGAGGTATATTGCTTTGACATCATCCAAAAAGACCGTGCTAACATCACCACAATTCTCTCGGATACTCAGCAGATTCTCAACGACCTTTATTTGAACTATACATTCTCATTGACTGACACTGATTTCGATGTGGAAGGATTCCCAACATTCACCCCATTGAACAATGACCTCTTGGATTATGCAGCAGGATGGTTGATGAACATTACTTTTGTATTACCTTCATGGACTGATTGCCAGATTCCTGAACAAATCGGTGATTAATCTTAATATAATAGTATGGCTTACAAAAACACCGGTGAATTCAATATACTTTATCCAACAAGGAGGAAGGTTGCCAATGTGCTCAAGAAATTAATCTCAGATGAGCAGTTGATTGATACCAGGACTCTTTACGATTCAGTGCGTATCAATGCCAAAGTAACTACGGAAGGTAATCTTCGCATTCAAATTGTCGCAGCTTATTACTTTGGATTCCTTAACAACGGGACAATCAGCATAGCACCGTATGATTTGGTGCGTAAATTCAACACTCGCCTTGAGCAACAAGGATTGATATCAGAAATGTACGGACAATATGTAAGCAAATTAGCTCAGACATATCCTATCTTGGAACTTGGTGGATTGCTTCGTAAAAAAGTAAAAGTGATTTATGACTTTGAGCCATTGTTCGGTGAGTTTTGGGATGCATTAGATTACTAAATTTCCAACTCTTTTCGCATTGCAAGGAAGTTAAAAATCAACACCAATTTTGTATCGGTGATTGCATCGAACTTCGAGAGGTCGCCATTACACATGGTCCATATCAACTGTTCCCATCCCCACTTGGATGATTTCTTTTCCTCTTCCTGCTCTTTGCGTTCTTCGGGATCAGTTACTTCCTCATCATCCTCGAAAGATTCAGTCATTAGATTGGCATGGCTATCTAGGAACGATTGTCTGAACTGAAGATACTCAGGTATCAATCCGAATACTGAGGTGATTGGATACTCATCGAATAGATGGACTCTCTCACTTGATTTGAATTTATATGGCTCAGTGATTACATTCCCCCATTCATCAATGGATGTCTTTCGGTAAAGGATGGCACATATGTTTCGCAGATTCTTGATATAGTCATCGGTCACGAATCCCTCCAATGTGATAAACTCACCGAGAGTGATGTCAACAAATGGCTTGAGTTTTAATTCACCAAGTTTATGGGAGTAATGTTTGGAAGGCTCCGAGGTCATCCATTTCAATTGCTTGGTGATGTCTTGGAGTTCATCGAGTTCTATATCATCGAAGTCCTCAATGGGGAGGTCAGAGAGGATGGATAGCACATCGGTATTGTACTGCAATGCTCCATCCTCAATGTTTAAAGACCTTATCTCAATGAATTGCTCAATCGTTACTTGGCTCCACGCTTTCGGTAGCTTCAGATTTTGCATGGCTTGAGATTTTTTCGGTAACGAATACCAGGTAAGGCACTGCGATTTCCGCTTTCAATTGTTTGAATAACTTTGCTTTGTGCTTCAAATGTGCTTCAGTGTAGTGCTCAGCTTGTCCGAGGTCAGTTCTTTTGAACATTAATGCCAACAAATCACTTATCCAATTGTGCGACTTGCGACCAATCAACTTCTCAATCATCTTAGTATCCTTTACTGAGAGCTTCATCTTCGCCTCATAGGTATATCCATCCAATTCGATTGACTCAACCGCATCCTTCTTCTCATAGTTATTGGAATTGAATTCCTTTACTATCTCAATAAACTCGGAAAGCTCCACATCATTCTCATCCCATTCGGATTCCTTAACACCGAAGTATTCAAAAATCTTGATATACCTATCGATGTTATCAAGCTCCTTGTTGTTGGTGATTTCGGTTACTTTTTCGAATTGTTCAATGGTCAATTCATCCATCTTGTTGGGGATTTCCCTCTCAAAAATTTTTATCATATGTGTGATTTATGAACAAATATACAATTTTCTTAATATATACATGACCAAAGACTTGCCAATTTACAAAATCACGATTGATCCCGAATACTCCGATGGAGAAGATTTGGGTATTGAGCAGATTGCGTTCACATCTCAACCGGCAATTAAGGTGAAAGGAATGGCGTTCGAACAAGCACAACGAATGATATTCGCTGATGACTTAAAGTATCGAATCACCGCACCTGCCATGATACCGATGGAGATATATCGCAAGGATGACCAGGAGGGAGAATATTACGTTCAGTTTACTGAGGAAACAATCGCAAAGATTCATGAGAAATTCATGAGTGACCTTCGAAATCGTGACCTATTCAACCTGGAGCATGACACATCCAAAACAGTTCCTGCATATATCTTGGAAACGTGGGTGGTTGACAATCCAAAACAAGATAAGGCATTCTCAACATTTGGTATTGAAGTTCCAAAAGGAACATTGATGGTAACTGCTCAGATAACTGATAAAGAGTATTATGCTGAATTGGTTGCCAATGACCAGGTGGGATTCTCAATTGAAGGATTCCTTGGTTTAAAATTAAGTAATCAATTAAATAAATATAACATGAACAAATTACCTGATGGGGAGCACTTAATCGATGGCAAAATCTACGTTGTTGTAGATGGCGAAATCATTGAGATTAAGGATGCACCAGTTGTCGAAGAGGCAATGGAAGAGGTTGCAATGGAAGAAGTTGCACTCGAAGAAACAGTTGTTGAGGAGGAAGCTCCGGTTGTTGAAGATGCAGTTGAGGAAGAAATGGCAATTGATCCCGCGTTGGATGCTGAAGCTATCCTTGCAATCGTTACACCGATTCTTGAGGAGAGAGAGAAAGCAATCATCGCATTGATCGCTGACCTTCGCAACCAAATGGAAGAAATGATGGTCACTGAAACTGAAGATGAAGTTGAAATGACTGAAACAAAATTATCGGCACATGACAAGTTTAGTGCAGTTAGCAAATTTTTAAATTCTAATAATTAATAAATAAAACAAAAACAAAACAAAATGAGCAGAAAATTAAAATTCGACTTGGACATTGACGCATCGGCGTTATTACAAGCAAACAGCGAGGCATTCTATTCTCGTGCGTATTTGAATGAGGAAGTAGTTGATAACTACCGTACACTTCCAGGAGTGAAATACAAAACTAAAATTTCAACCGTAACTTTCGGTCAAGTTTTACAAGCTGAGAACTGTGGATGGAATGCTTCCACTGATGACCTTTCATCCGTTGAAATCGACGTATGTGGATTAAGTGCGATGGCAGAAATTTGTCAATTTTCTTTGGAGCAATCATTCGTTTCATTGCAAATGACTAAAGGTTCTAACGGTGATTTCACTGTTGCTTCTTTCATGGATTTCTATTGGGGAGAAATGGCAAAAACAATCGCTGAGAACATCGAGAAATTACGTTGGTTAGGTGATACGGATTCTGAGGTTGCTGCATTGGCATTGTGTGATGGTTATGTGAAGTCATTAGTTGCTGATTCAGCTAACGTGATTGACATCGCTTCACCGGTTGCTATCAACGCATCCAACGTACTTGCTAAATTGGCATTGGTTTACGCTGCAATCCCTGCTGCGGTTATCGCTAACCAAGGAGAATTGAGAATCTATGTATCAACACCGGTAGCTACTGCTTATCGTGCTGCGGTTGCTGCTGCGAATACTCAAGCCAACTTGACTCAAGCATTAGATTTCTCATACTTAGGTATCAAAATGGTAATGTGTCCAGGAATGGGAACAACATCCAAAATTGTTGCTACGTTACGCGGAAATCTTTTGTATGCATTCGATGCTGAAGGAGATGGAAAAGCATTACGCGCAATCAATCTTGCTGACACAGTTGCTGAGCCGGTTATCCGTACTCGTGCTAACATGAAAGTTGGATTCACTCATGTGAATGGTGCTGAGATTGTATTCTACAATTCAGTTGCATAACATATCCTTGAGGGGATGAAATACTCCCCTCTATTTTTAATATTTAAAACAACAAAAAATGGCTTGTGAAAATTTAGAATCCATAGTTAAGTCGTGCGACAATAACAGTGGTGGGATTTTCAAGGTATATATCAACCAACAAGATAACATCGATAGCATCGCATTTGCAGGTGCACCAAATACTTGGACAATCGATGAAATCAACCTAATCGTTGGCGGTGATTTATACACTGAATTTGAAATCCGCAGAAACACCGGAAGTTACACCGAAGATGCAGCGATTGACCTTGTCAATGGTAGCTCATATGTAACTGCAACAATCAGCTTGATGTTCCACCGTCGTGACCAAGCGAAATCTCAAGCAATTAAAGTGCTTGGTGCAGGTCAACAATACCTGAACGCAATCATCCAAGATGCTAATGGTAAATATTGGTACTTCCCATATTTACAATTGAGTGCAGTTGGTGAAGGTTCGGGAACTGCTCGTGCAGATGGTTCGAAATACTCAGTGACATTGATCGCGGAGAATGATTTCCTTGCATACGAGGTTGACTCAACTATTATCGCAGCATTGATTGCTTAATATTCTTAGAAAGAGAGAGAGCTCATCCATTCGGGTGGGCTTTTTTTATAAACATTTTTCCTACTTTTTATAATATAATAGTATGATTTACATTGATAAAGGTGAGGTGAATTCCATTGTGCTGACTTTAACTGAGGTGAGCACTCTCTCGAATCCGTATTATTTGTTCGTTTTTGAGAATGAAATGGATGTCACCGATGCTCCAATCCTATTCACCACCGCTGACATCTCCACTTGGAAGGAAAGATTTAATATGTTCCTATTGGATGAGCCGGTTGACGTGACATTGGTCAAAGGACAATACACATATTCAGTGTATGAATCAACAATTCCACCAACATCTATCCAGGACACGACGGGAATCGTCATTGAAGAGGGCAGAATGGTTGTAAGTGGTGCAATACAAAACTCAATCTACGATTAAACATGGCTTGGTACGACCGATTTATTGGAACAAAACAACAATCACCTGAAGTGGTGGAAGGATATCAGTCCTTCAGTACACCATTCGGAAGAATTGGCTCAGGGAATTTATCTCTTCCATATGTGAATGGGAGGCATCAAACAAGTGGATGGATTCCATTTGGTGAGGGCAATCTTTTTCCTTCCGTCCTCAATCAATTGGTATACTCATCACCTTTGCATGGTTCGATTGTGGATTACAAAACCAATGCAGTAATTGGAGGAGGGATTGAATTGAGAGCAACGACCTCAACACCTCAAGAGCTTCTTGATTTATATACATTTGAAAAGAAATCTCACCTAAAAAAGACAGTTCGGATAACAACCGAACAATTGATTGTCCACAATCGTGTTTACTTCAAACTTTACTTTGATGATAAGATGAAGCTCACTCGCATCGAGAATGTTTCACCGGACAAAGTGAGAAGAGGACAAAATCCTAACAACTATTTTATTTGTGATGATTGGGCGAGTAGAATCGATGTGCGTGACATTCCAAGATATCATCCAACTTGCTCAGACCGTTGCCAATTATTTGTATATGAGGTTGAGTGTTTGGGCCAAGATTGGTATCCGCTTCCAAAATATACATCAGCTTTAAACTTTGCCTACCTATCCGGTGAGTTAAGTTACTTCGCAAAATCCAACATTCAAAACAGTGTGTTCCCATCATTCGCAATGATGTTCCCAAAAAGACCGCAGTCGGAAGAGGAGAAAAATGTTCTTCGTTCCACAATGGACAAGATGAAAGGTGCAGCTAATGCAGGAAAGGCAGTCGCATTTTTTGCCAATTCTCAAGACCAATTGCCGAAGATTGAAAGTATTCCAACCAATCAAAACGATAAACTATTTCAAGAAGCATCCGGATTGAATACCGAGCAGATTTGTTTTGCTCATACAATAGATCCAATACTGATGGGAGTACGCACAACGGGTTCACTTGGCGGTGGAGCTGATATCAAACAGGCATATGTGATATTTGAAAAGAATGTTGTGATGCCATTACGGGACCAGGTTGTCGACATCTTCAATGAGATACTTCGAATCGCAAAAGTCAACGCAGATTTCATGGTTAACAACTTCCAAATCATCAATGAAACAATCGTTGAGGTGGAAGGTGATGCATCCAAAACTCAAGATGCATTGAATGCTATGAGTCCATTGGTGGCGACTAAGGTCCTCAACACAATGACAACAAATGAAGTGAGAGCTCTCGCAGCATTAGCACCGGTAGAAGGTGGTGATGTAGTTCCAACCTTACAAACACCGACCGCATAATGTTGTACTTTATAACCGAAACCTACCTAAAAACAAACACACCAATCACTGCCAATGTGGATGTGACTGATGTGACACCATACATCGCAACTCAAGCACAATTGAGAGTGATGCCGATTCTTGGAACAGTATTCTATGAAGATTTATTGACCAAGTACAATGCTCAGACATTAGATCCCGATGAGGAAATATTGGTGGCATTCATTCAACCGGTGATTGCTTGGCGTTCAGCTGAGGATGCAGTAT